TCATGGTTGTCGTATGTCACCGAATCAAGTGTGTGTAAATCTGAATAATCCAAAGAATATCGGATGTAATATCGTTTCCAAATTTCATCGGTGTTATATGTATATTCGTTATCCCTATCGGATTGTAATGACAACGCCGGTTCAATTACGTTAATGGTTTGGTTTTGTAGCCAATCGCGTCTTTCAATCCTGACAACACCATTGCGAACAATCAATTTTGCATTAAACATTGTTTCAAGCGAATCGATAAATTGACCAAATGTTGACACCGAATCGGATGATGATGGAACACCTTTTGAAAATGGAAATGTTTCAAGATTATTGAACGAAATATCACCAAACACGCTTTCCCTATCTCGCGTCAATGGTACGGGTAACAATGCAAAATGTGGATATTGATTGAATAAATCACTTTCAAACGTAAAACCAAGATATTCACATCCTTTTGTTAATAATTCGGTAAAATAACACGCCGGTAAAAACTTTTTGGATGGAAATAATATGTTCAATAATTGTTTTGCAAGTTTTATGACAATAATAATCAAGGCGAAATAATATGCAAGTTTTACAATTAAATTCAATGATGCCTCGAGAATACCCCCCAAATCGACTTCCGGCGGAATTGATGGTGTCAATGCACCTTGCAATTGGTTAAATGCTTCCGCCGTTTCTTTTGTTGCCTGAATTAATGCCTCACCCATAATGAAACCGGTAATCGCCATATTTAAAAGTAATTCACCTTGATTGTCTTTAATTACAAAAAACGGAACTTTGGATGTGTTAAAAATTACGCCTTTTTCTAACATCAATTCAAATGTTGTTCCATCCGCACGTTCTTTGAAATTATCTAATGCATTACGCTTTTTTAATTTCACTTCGATTTCATGGTCACGAACCTTGACACCATCAACCAAATCAACGTAATATTGTAACGTCACACCGCTTGTTTCAACATCGTATGGAATACCCTCAAACAATCCAACATTCGTGATGTGGTTTCGGATCAATTCGTTTGCCTCACGCGGTAAAATAACCGAATCAACATTCAATTGAACGAATTCAGGATTGCCGGAAAAATCCGCAACAACACCAATTTCATTTCGGTTTCGCGGTGATATTTCAATATTGTTTAAGAAATGCCTCATTTTACTTTGTATCTGTTATAAACAATTGTGTTTCCTTGTTTTGTTGATTTAACAATTTCCATTGCACCTTGTGTGATTTCACCCAATTGAATATTTGTTTCGGGTTTGTCCTGAATAACTTGTGTTAAATTATCCAATCGATTAACCAAAACCGCCAATTCCAACGCACTTGAAACTTGTGAATCCGAACGAACAATTTTTCCGTTTTGGTATTCCATTGCCAAATTACTCAATTCATCGTTTGTAAGACCTCCAATTTGTTCATTCAATGCTTTTGGCACAACACGTTCGTTTGGATGTAATACGGAAAGGAAACCGCCTTTTCCATCGATTCCACGACCATTTGTTCCGGTGTCATCAATACCACTTTCAAATGTTGGTAATGACTGAATGAATTGATTTAAAACTTGTGTGTCGCGAATTGTTTCCGCTAATGGATTTTTTGAATTTGATTGAATTTTTGAATTGTACGTTGAAAAAACACTTTGAGCCAATTGGATTCGTTGTTGCCTTTGTTGTTCTTCTAACTTTTTGCGATTACCCTCCGCGATTATTTTTTGTTGTTCCGCCAAAGATTCTTTTGCATCAATGTTTCCTTGTTCCGCCAAAGTTCGCAACGTGTCCGCTTGTTTTTCTGCCATCGAAATTTCTTCTTCAATTGCGTCAATTTTTCGGTTCGATTGTTTAATGAAATAATCCGCACTTGCTTTGACCAATGCATCCGTTGTTTCAAATATTTTTTTATCCGCATCGGTTGATGAATCAACCAATTGTTGATTGTAATCCTCAAAACTTTCCAATGCTTCATTGTCCAATTCTTTTTTGTCATTTATTCCTTGTTCATGAATTATTAGTTTTTCGGTTTCCGCGTCTTTTCGTCTTTGGGTTTGTTCTTCAACAAGTTCATCATCCTTTATATCAAAATCCGCATTGATTTTATCAATTGCGTCTATTGTGATGTCTTTTTGTCCAAGTAACCGGTCACGCTCTTTTATCAACGCATCCATTTCTTTTTGTTCCGTTTGTTCAATTTTTCGGTCAACGGCATCCATTTCATATTGAACACGTTGGTCAATGAAACCTTTTTCTAATTTGGTTTTTTCTTGAATCATTTGGTTTAATAAATTGGCATCAAATTTCCCGGTTTCTTCAATTAATTTTAATTGCCTTTCAAACTCCGCATCAATGTCTTTTTGTGACGTAATCAATTCGCGGTCTTGTTCAATTTGAATCAATTGTTGTTGCAAATCAATTTGCCTTGATAAATAGTCATTTGTATCTTTTAATTGTGTGTTAAATGTTTTTATTGTTTCGGTTGATGTCGAAACACCTTTTGTTGTTGTTCTATTTAATGCATCCCTTTGAACAATTTCTTCTTTTACTTGTAAAATTAACTCCTCTTCATTTTTTTTCAATTCACCATACAAATCTGTTAATGCTTGAATTTCAACCGGCTTTGCACCAACTCTTGCGGTCAATGACGCAATTTTTACCGGATCACGAGCAGATATTGTTCGCGTTCCTGATTTTACAAGCACATCGCGTTGTGCATTATATACATAATTGGGGACGGTTTTTGTGGCATTTTTTGCGTTTTTTAAAGCTAATTTTAAATTCGTTAATTCCGCATCCGCTTTGTTTTTTAATTGCAAAGTTTCATTTTTTAATCCGGTAACGATATCCGCTTGATTTTGCAAACCCTCTTTCGTTAATTTATTTTTTTCTTTTTGCGTATTGGCATCCAATTTTTTTTGTCGAATTAACAAATCATTTTTACGAAACTCCTCTTCCTTTCGTTCCAATATTTTCTTTGTTACGGCATCCGCAACATCTTGTGATTTTCTTGTTTGTGCTTCATTTAATGAATTTTGTTTATTTCGGCGTTCTTCTTCCGCTCTTAATTCCTTTGCACCGCTTACCGCATCCCATAATGCACTTGCAAATTCAATTGCAAGACTTATTGCAATCGACCATCCAACACCCTTTAATGCGTTGGAAAATCGGTTTGTTTCGGTAATTCCTTCTTTTTTTAGTTTTACCAATCTTTTTTGTTCCTTATTATATTGCTTTGTCAATGGTATGTTTCGCATTATTGCTTGACCAATTCCCGACAAACCCATTCGATAAACCTTTTGAATTGTATTTAATGCAATTAAAGACGCTTTATAAACAACAAACGCACGAATCAATTTATACACAACACTAACAATTTGCGGTAAATTTGTTGCAATCCATTGAATAAATGTTGTAAAACCTTGCATCGAATTTTCGCCATCTGTTATTCCAAGAAATAAATCGGTGAATGCATTTTTTAATTCCGTTAATGCATGACCTAATGTTTGCGTTCTTGTGTTTGCTTGTTCTTGTGCCGTTCCAAGTGTGTGCATTTTATTTTCCATTTCGGAAATTGCATCAACTTGTGTCAACATTGCCTTTGCACCAACAATATTTTCTGCACCAAATACCTTGACCAATGCATTTTCATCTTCCAATAATGGCAACAATGTCCGAACACGCTCTTCAAATGTTAATGATTTATCCGAAAGTTTTTCTACATTTATTCCGGCTTTTGCAAATTCTTTTGCAAGTTTTGGCGTTCCTTCCGGTGCGGACATTTTCAACATTATGTTTCTTAATGCCGTACCAACTTCCGCACTTTCTTTAAATGATGGTTTTAATAATTCAATCATTGCCACCGATTCCTCAATTGACACGTTGAAACCATCCGCAACACCACCAAATTTCAATAATGCATCGGTGATTTGTGGTATTTCCGCCGAACCAAATTTCGCACCATTTGCCAACACATTTACAAACTTTGCCGACTCTTCCGCCGGTGCTTTAAATTGATTTAATGCACTTGTTAAATTTTTCGATGCTTCAGGCAAATCCAATCCGGATGCTTGTGATAATAGAATCGCACTTTTGGTGACTTCATTCAATGCTTGTGCGTTTTCAAGCAATTCAGGTTTTGCCGAACCTATTAATTTATATGTTTCAAGAACTGCACTTGCACCACCATCAACTTCGATTCCCAATTCCCTTGCTTGTTCTTTAAAGAATTGTAAGTCTTTACCACTTGCACCGGTGATTGCACTTAAATCCGCAACCGCTTTGTCAAAATCAATTATTGATTCAACACCACTTCGAACAATTGTTCCAATTCCAAATGCCAATCCCAATTGTGCCAAACCGCCACGCAACTTGTTTAATGCACCGGTATAATTTCCAACATTTCGAAAGTTGTCACCGACTTGTTTGTCAAGTTTTTTTAATTGTGCATCACCTTGTTGTGCGGATTTTGTGACACGTTTATATTGTTGTTCTAATTTATGGTATTGTTTTGTGTTCTTTTTTCCGGTTTGCTCAAGATGTAACAATTCCGCACCCAAAGTTTTTGATTCGTTTTTTAAATCCCTTGTTGCTTTTACAAGTTGTTTATAGGCATCTTTTTCATCCTTTGCAAGTTTTACCGCTTTTTGCTTTTGCTTGTTGATCCGTTCTTGTTGCCTATTTTCGGCGGTTTGCGTTCGGATTTTTTGTTGTTTAAGTTTTTCCGATTGTTGTTCGGCAATGGCTTTTTCCTTTTCAAGTTTGATTGTATCGCGTTGCAAATTGTTCGCTTTCTCGACCATTTGCATAAACTCTTTTAACTCTTTTGCACCGCCAAATTTCGCTTTTGAAATATCGTTTTTTAAGGTTGCACCAATCTTTTTGAACTCATCATCGATTTTGTCCAAAGTGACCATTGTCTTTTCCGCACTTTCGCGGATGCCTTGAAAAATATCCTCTTTTTCAAATAATTCGTTTGCTCTAATCTTTGCCATTGCTTTGTTTATTAAATCGTTCGTATTCGCGAACCAAATTAAAATATTCTTTTGCCTTTATTTTTTTTATGTCAATCCATTGTCCCATCCATTTTGATAAATGAATCAATGTTTGTTCAATCGTTATTCCTGAACCGGCGTTTGCCATCATGCCGTTTAATTTTGTTATTTGCATATCAATCAAAGTCATTTTGAATCGGTCACGTTTTTCGACAAATTCACATTGTAGGATTGCTTTTTTTCGCATTGATTCCAACAACTTTGTGTGTAATTTACCAAGACCGAATTCCTTAATGTATTGGTCATATATACCCAACCAATGTGATTCATCCAATTTATTCGTTCCTGACTTACTTTTTCGTACAAATTCATATTCACCTTTTTGACATTTGATAAAATTATGCAAAGGAATTTCATCTAATTCCGAGTAATATTCGTGCTTCGTTGATGTATTTTTCCTTAACCTTTTGAGCCAATTTATCTTTATTTTCATCCGTTAATCCTAAAATTGATTCCTTTGAAATATTATTCCGAACCCACCAATTTTCATTTTCCATTTTAATCGTGTCCGCTTCGATTTCAAAAACTTGTTTTCCTACAAAAATAACAAATGAATTGTAAAAATCACCGGTGTCAAAAAGTGTGTAATGTGTTCCGGCTACTTTTTGCGGATTCATCATTTCGGTTGCTTCCGAATACGTTCCAATAACATCACCGGTTTCATCAATACCTTTTTTGAATAATTGGTCTTGCCGAACCAAATCCATAATCCATCGTTTAAAAGGTTCATTTTGAAATACTCGCAACCATACCAAATCCGCGTTCAATGTTTCCACACGCCGGATCAAATAACCGATTGCCGTATCACCAAATAAACTCATTTTTTACGTTGAATTTTTTTTAATTTCTTTTTGTTTATGCTTTTCGCCTTTTTTTGTGGTTGCATTTTTTCGGCTTTGTAAACCTCGCCACTACTGACTTTTTTACTTTCTCGCGTTTTTGATAGTAAGATACTAACGAAAAAGGAAAGTTGTTTAAATCGCTTAAAAATTACCTTAAATGGAATTTTTAATTTTGCAAACATTTTATCAATATTTTTAGTTTTTGTAAAAAAGTGGTGACGAAAATCACCACCCTTTTCAACTACTTATGTGTCAAAATTAATCCGCCGTAAATGTCAATTTACC